AGAACATTATTAGTAGACGCTTCTAATCTTCTACAGCGTTCGTTTCATGGAGCAAAAGAAGTATACACTGCCAAGTTTGGTCATATTGGCGGTTTATACTCTTTTATAACTTCTGTGCGTATGCTAATTAAGGAGCATAAAATTAATAAGGTTGTTCTGGTTTGGGATGGTGAAGGTGGTGGTATTTATCGTCATCATATCGACAGAGCATACAAAGCAAACCGAAAAAACAAGGAATGGTATAAGAGAATCGAAATGAATGCTGCTCAAATCCGTAAAGAACGTGAAAAAGAGCAATCGGTTTTAAAGCAAAGAATAAGAATACAGGCATATGCAGAAGAATTATTCCTAAGACAAATCGAAGTTGATGATGTTGAAGCAGATGATTTAATTGCAGCATATTGTTTAAAGTATAACAATAAAGAAGAAATATTCTTACATTCAAATGACCGTGACTTTGCACAGCTATTAGATTTGAACATTACAATACTCTTTCCAAACATCAAGCAGCCAGTTACAAGGTCAAACTACATAATGCACTTCAATCATCATTATACCAACGCATTGGTAATGAAGATAATTTGTGGTGACGATGCTGATAATGTTGCAGGTATTGAAGGAATGGGTGAGAACACATTGCTGAAATTGTTTCCTGAAATGAAGTTCAAGCATGTTACTGTTAAGGAAATCTGTAAAAAAGCAGATGAAATTAACAAAGAACGAATCTTAAATAAAAAGAAGCCGTTAAAATCACTTGAAAACCTATTGACACATATTGATAGATTGAAGATGAACTTTGAGTTGGTTAATTTACGTCAACCTATGCTTAATGAAACTGCTGAAAACGAATTACTGCAATTAGAACTGCCATTATCGCCTGATGACCGTGGCAGCAAAAATTTAATGAAATTTATGATGGAAGACGAGTTTCTGACAGTATATAAAAGTACTTTCGTACAATATGTCGAACCCTTTTATACTGTCATAATGCATGAAAAACAGCTACTTACGGAGTATAAAAAACAGAAGAAAAATAATTTATAAAGTCCTTTCATCTTAAAAGGATTCACTGTATATTTGTAGAAGTATTAACAATCAAAATTAATTAAAAATGGCTGAAAAGGAATATAACAACGAGTTCAAATTTTCATTACATCAGGGCAGTATTTTGTTGTGTGAAAATGTATTCGATGCAGACCAATTCAATCCCTTTACCAGATATTCTATCGATATAAGGGAAATTTTACCTCGTGCAATTACAAAATTGCAGAAGACACTTTCAAAAAGAAGCTACACAACCAACATCGAAGTTGGCGTAGTTGATGACACTATCGAAGACGCTCCAGAAGTATCTTACGAATTGTACCAGTATCATCAAAAAATGATTAACTCATATCCTATGGCTTATCGTAGTGAAATGAGATACTTTCCACAATCAATCATTCAACAGATTGAAGAAAAGACCATAAAAGGTGTGGAATGTAAAATTGGTTTGTACATCAACGACAAGCCGATTGTTGAAAGAATTTTTTACGTTGATGGATTTAACCCTGTTGCAAGGTGGTCAGCAGATGTGGTATATACCGTATCTGAAATCGTAGACACCATATTTAATAAAATCAAACGAAGCGATGTTAAAAACATGTGGGATGATTATGACCTAATCAATCTAAGGGGTTTGTCGATTAACCAAATCAGGGAACTCTCCCTGCCAAAAAGGGAAGAAATGTTGAAAAGACTGCGAAAACCAGTTTAAGTCAAGACATTGGGTAGCCGTTAGCACTCTACATGTTTTCGCTATTTCACGTTAGATTTTTTTCATATACTAACGGTTACTCTTTTTTTTATACCATTTTTTTATTGAACAATGAGCGAAATTACAGAAAATACGTTAACTGCATATCTCGGTCCTGAATTCCAGTTTAAGCTGATGTGGCAATTACTGGTTGAACCCGAATATGCAGAAAAAACCATACCTATATTAGCAATAGAATATTTTGATGACCCTAATCTAAAAAGGTTGTTCATTATTATTTTGGAATATTTCAAAGAATATGGTCTTGTACCTAACCTACAGAATAAAAGTATTCACCAAGCCGTTAACAGATTCAAAACACCAAACAACATAATTGAAGAAGAATCGCAATATTCTATAATTAAACGTTTCGAAGAATACAATGAAAGAATTGTAAATAAAAAAATGGCAAATGATGGTAATGTCGTTCAAAAAATGACATACAATTTTGTTAAGCAACAGGAATATCGTAAAATTGGCGAGTTTATCATTGCAAAAACAAAAAACGGTGAGCTTAAAAGTAAATATATTGTAAATGATATTGAAGAAAGGTTCGTAAAGGTTGCAAATATTGGTGAAGAAGATGATGACTGTGAAGAAGTTATTGATGGAATTGATGCTGCATTAGTACCTGAGTTCAGGAAAACAATACCAACTGGTATTGAAGTAATTGACGCTTTAACTGGTGGTGGATTGGGTAAGGGTGAAATCGGTTTGATTTTAACACCTTCTGGTGTTGGTAAAACTACCATATTAACCAAAATAGCCAACACAGCCTATGAAATGGGTTATAATGTTGCGCAAATCATCTTTGAAGACACCAAGGAACAAATTAAACGTAAGCACTATACTATATGGTCGAACATTGCATTAAGTCAACTTGATGACAACAATGAATTAGCAAGGGAACGAGCACATACAAAAGCTAATGCCCTGAGAGGTAACGGTAGACTTCTTCTGAAAAAGTTTAAAAAGGAAGATGTTACAATGAAAGATGTCCGTGAATGGATTCTTTCATATGAAAAGAAATGGAATATTAAAATTGATATGTTGGCTATTGACTATCTTGATTGTCTTGAATCACATAAAAAATCAACAGATAGAAATGAATCTGAACTTGTTATTGTAAAAGCTTTTGAAAAACTCGCATCAGATTTTGACATACCTTGCTGGTCAGCAATTCAATCCAATCGTTCTGGTTTCAATGCAGAATATGTAAACGCACAACAATCTGGTGGTAGTATTAAACGTTTCCAGAAGGCACACTTTTTCATGAGTGTAGCTAAGACACAGGAGCAGAAAGAGGCTTCAATGGCTAATATCAGCATTCTAAAGGCAAGGTTTGCACAGGATGGTCAGTTATTCCAAGACTGTATCTTCAATAACGATACAATGGAAATTAGGATTGAAGATGATAGGTATAAGTACAATAAACTGAATAAAGGTAAGAAAAAGTACGGGGATGATGATGTCAATCACTTTAATGATAAAGCAGGTGATATGAGTCTGATTCATAGTGCTGTCGGTAGCCAATATTCTGAAAGTGCCTTAATTAGTAAGGTAAATGATGAAACCATTAATGATGCTATGCGAGAATCACTATTAAAGAAGGTTTTAGCTGAGAAAGCAAATGTCATTTTACCTGCACCACTTAAGCCAAATTTAGAATTTGATGAACCACTTGGTATTGAATCAGACGAAGTAATAATTAAGGTAGCTATTCATGATACAAACAATGGTGTAGATGCGGAAGCAGAAATAAATAAACTAATGGGGGTTGGTGCGGATAAACAATATGGTATTGATGCAACCGTTGAATTAATGAAGATGGCGAGTGAGGGAGTAAGTGAGGGAATAAGTGAGGGAGTAAATGGTGATGGTGTAAATGATGGTGTAAATGATGGCGTAAATGATGGTGTAAATGAAGGAGCAACTGAGGGAGCAATTGAGGGAGCTTTTCATCCAGAAGCCGAATTTCATGAACAGCAAATAAAAGAATCAGCAGAAATTGTAGATATTGATGCACTTGAAAGTATGCTACTTGACCCTGATGAAGTGGTTGATAAGGAAAAAAATATGCGTGACTTGTTGCTAAAACAACGTGAAAGTCAGGATGTTATCAAAAAGGAAAAATAAATTTTTATAAAAATTAGTCTTTTCTGAAACAGCGTTGTATTTATAATCCCAAGGCAAGATGAAAATATTTTCATCTTTTTTTGTAAAAACATGTTATACATTTGCAAACCCAAAACAACATCAATCGTTCATTGAAACAAAAATACAAAAGGAAACTGGTGGTTAATTCAGTAATTTAGCTCAGATGGCAGAGCGTCCGACTTATAATCAGAATGTCGTGGGTTCAAATCCCATACTTGCAACCAAAACTAATCAACAAAATATCCTTTTTTTAAAATACATTGCGGGATGGAGCAGAGGTAGCTCGTCAGTTTCATAAGCTAAAGGTCAGTGGTTCGAATCCACTTCCCGCTACTATACACAGTAAAGCCTCTTGCGAAAGCAATGTAACTGTGTTTAACTTTTTTGGTTGTTGGTATCAGTGTTTTTAGCGAAAAACGGGGCATACCGCCTAACATTTAATTTATAGGTCAAGAATGGTTTTTATCGACACTTGTCGATTTTTTTCAAAAAATAAGAAACCCTGTGAGCGAAAAACTTGCAGGGTTTTTTCGTTTTATCTTGTTTTTAATTTAATTTTCAGGTATTTATTGTAAACATAACCGACTGTAAATAGTTGGTTTAAGTAACTTGGTGAACGGTCATA